AGAAAACGGACACCGCGTTAAATACTTATACCAGCACAATATGGCGCAGCCACTAGGTAAAATGGTAGAACTAGTAGAAGACGACAAAGGTTTAATGTTTACAGCTGAAATAGCCAAGACTACACTAGGTAACGACGTTATCGAACTAATGAAAGCTGGCGTAATTACTGAAAACAGCGTAGGTATTCTACCAATGCAAAAAGAAAACAAAATGGACTACCGCGAAATAACGGAAGTAAAGCTATACGAAGTAAGCGCCGTAACACTAGCGGCTAACGACCAAGCTAAAATACTAGACGTTAAAGGCGAAAAAGCCCAGGAAAACATTTTAAAAAGATACGACGCACTAGCTAAGCTTGTACGCAAAGGCGATATAAGCGACGAAATGGGCTACTGTATCGAAGCCGAACTACTAAAACTAAAGGGTTTATTCTCTAAAGCTACTGCGCCGTCTATTGACACGCAGCCAGTGGATAACAGCCAAGCGGTTTTCGAGTATTTAATAAATAAACTTAATAATTAACTTTTTTAATTTTCTCTAATGGAAGATAATACTAAAAAACACCTAGACCAATTAGGCGACGTAATCGACGCTAAACTGGAAAAGGCTTACGGTCAAGCGCTAGAAAGCGCTACTGGAAAAGCAGACGAAATGTTAAAGTCTGAAATTTCTACACTAACAACTAAATTTAACGAACGTATCGACGCGTTAGAAGTATCTAATAAAAAGAACTTTGAAGCTGGCAAAAAAGCAACTTTCAAAGGCGCTTTAATGGAAGCTATCGAAGGCGGTGCTATTGACGCTATGCGTAACGGAATGTCTAAAGCTGCACGTTTCGAAGTAAAGGCGGATATGACTACAGGCGCTGACTTTACAGGCGAAGTAATTCCAGCTGACCGCGTACCTGGCTACAAATATGACCCTACACGTTTGGTCCATATGCGCCAGCTAATCGCGCAAGGTTCTACTGCGTCTGACGTAGTACGTTTCGTAAAAGAAAGCGGATATTCTAACGGTGCTGCTGCAACTGCAGAAGGTTCTACACTAGGACAGTCTGACTTTGACTTTACAGCGTCTGATGCTAACGTACAGAAAATTGGTACATACTTTAGAATTTCTGAGGAAATGCTAAACGACACGCCACAGCTTACTAGCTACCTTTCTGCACGCGCGCCAGAAAAACTTTTAGAAGTAGAAGACAACCAAATATTAAATGGTACAGGCGTAGCGCCACAGCTAAGCGGTATTATTTCTGATGCTACAGCTTTTGCTGCTGGTGGGTTTGCTGCTGCTATTGAAAGCGCTAACGAATTTGACGTACTTACTGTAGCGTTAAACCAATTAGCACTAGCTAACTATGCCGCTGACTACATTATGATTAACCCTACTGACTTCCACAAAATTTTATTACTAAAGTCTTCGCAAAACGAATACCTAGTAAAAGATTGGAACCAAGGGCTACAGCCACGTATTAACGGTGTACCAGTTATTTTGAATACAGCTATTACTTCTGACAAGTATTTAGTAGGTAACTTCGGAATGGGTACGCAGTTATGGGTACGTGATAACGTAGGTGTAGAATTCTTTAAAGAAGACGGCACTAACGTACGCGACGGTTTTGTAACTGTAAGAGTACAGGAACGCGTAGCGCTCACTAACTATCTACCTAACGCCTTTGTAACTGGCGACTTTAGCGTAGACAAAGCAGCCCTAGAAACTGCATAGTATAATTTAAAAGGTATATAATTATTTACCTTTTACACTAAACAAAACCCTGGCTAACCGCTGGGGTTTTTTTATACCCTGTAAAAAAGTTTAAGAACTATTTGCATAGTTTAAAATTAGTTTGTAGTTTAGCCAAACAAAATAGAAACAATTATGAACTATATCAAAGTAATACAAACAGGATTGAACAACGGTTTAACCTTATCGCAGATGTATAGAATATGCGAAGAAAGTAAAAAAGATACTACGCAAATGGAATTGAATATAATAGATATGTATACCAAAAACATATAAAAACAAACAGGGCGCGAAAGCGCCCTATATAAATTTAAAACAATGAAACGACGAATAGAAAACTTTATTTTTGACTGTATTATATACGTGGCGGCTTTTGGACTAGTATGTACATTTTGCCAACTATGCGCGCACGCTGACAAATGGGTAGGGCTATGAAGTATATAAAGCCACTACTAGGCTGGGGTTTATTAGCGCTGGGACTGCGCGACCTAGCTTTATACGACGACCTTATAGGTCTTATATTTATGTTTATTTTAGGTTTAAGCGTTTTGAGTTATGACAAAAAATAGTATTCTACAGGAATTTAAAAACCTGGTAGACCAGGATAGTTTTAATAAGCTACCGACGACCCAGAAAATACTGGTAATTCAAAAGCTTACAGAAGCTAGCAACGTAATGCGCCGCTACACTGGCGCTAAATAGTGTAGATTTATTCATAGTTATTTTGATTGATTGTTGAAAACCCTAGCCAACTGCTGGGGTTTTTTTTGTAGCTTAGTGCTAACAACTTAAAACAAAGTGGACCATAACCAGCTAGGCTGTTTAGCAGAATATAAATTTAGCGTAAAAGCTATACAGGAAGGCTTTAACGTATCTATGCCTTTGCTAGATAGTAGCCCTTACGACTGTATTATAGAACGCGATTTAAAGCTATATAAGATACAAGTAAAGAACGTAAGCGCCAGCCGTAAGTTTAACCGCGACAGCATACACGTAGTGCTAAGGCGCAGTACAGACTTCTACACAAAAGACGAAGTAGACTTTTTTGCTATCTACTTTACAGTATTAGACGGCTTTTTTATTATACCTAATTATCAACAAAGAAGCGTAAGGTTATCAATGCAAGGGAAGTATAAAGACAATTTTAATAACTTTGCGCTGATTGATTTATAATTTCTGTTTTTTTCATTTGTTTCTCTAAGGGCGCTACTGTAAAAAGTGGCGCTTTTTTTTTCGTATTTTTACAGAAATTATTTTTAAGATGCGTCAAATAAAAATTAACAGCACCACAGGAACCGAACTACTAACAGCTAGCGACGTTAAAAACTACGTTAGAATAGACACTAGCGCCGACGATAGTTTAATTACTAGAATGATAACACAGGCGCGCGAATGGTGCGAAAACTATATAAGCCGCGATATAGTAGCAAAGAACAGAACGTACTACCTAAGCCAAACAGAAGCGTTAATAGATATACCCTTTGGTCCTATAGCTAGTATAAGTACAGTAACAGCGGAAGGTAATACAGCTGCACATACTGTTAAAGGACTAGATAACGAACGTATAGAACTAGACGGCGGTAGCGCTAAAGACGTTAAAATAACCTACGTAACTGCTGGACTAAGCGACGACCTTATAAAGAACGCTATGCTACAATTCATAAGCACGCTATATGATAACCGTAACGACTTCGAAGTAGGTGTAACATTAAATAAAATACCAACAGAAACTAAGGCGCTTTTAACTAGCTATAAAACAATGTTTGTATAATGGACGCTGGCAAACTAGATACACAAATAGCCGTAGTAAGGCTAACTAAAACAGCCGACCAGTACGGCGGCTTTACTTCTACAGAAGCTACTGTAGCTACATACTGGGCTAACCTAACGTATAAAGACGGTAATATAAAAAGCGAAAACGGACAGCGCCAGCACTTTGTTGGAATAGAACTAGTAATGCGCAAAAGAACTGTAGACGAAATACAAGACCAGGACCTATTACAAATAGAAGGCGCTGGACCTAAATATAGAATTAACAGTATAGTAGAAACAGACCAAGACTTCTATACTACGATAACCGCTACAAAGATTGACTAATGAACGCAAAGATAAACCCTAACGACCTAGCTATATTAGACAAAAAGCTAAAGCAGCTTAAAAGGTTTTCGCGCCAGGAACTTAGTAACGAAGTAGGTAAAACAGCTAGCGACATAGTAAGGCGTAGTACTAAACGTATAGACGCTGGTTTATTTAAAATGCCTACAGGAAAACTAAAACAGTCTGTATATATGGCTAAAAAAGGTAACACCGCAGAAGTAGGGTATAACAAAAAGTACGCGCCTTACCAAGAGTTTGGAACTGGTGGGTTAGTAGATACAAAGCACGCGCGCGCGCTAGGCTTTAGTGCTAGTGAAATAAAACAACTATTCAAAGGCAAAGGGATACGCGAAGTAAATATAGAACCTAAGCCTTACTTTTTTCCTAGCGTACGCGAAGGTCTTAAAGCTTTAATGGGTAGACTAGACGACAAACTAAAAAAATATATATGAAAGAAGTAATACATAGAG